ACAATCCTTTATTCAAACTTGATGTCAACATTATTATTATTATTTGCTACTTCTCCACCATTACTACTTTACTATTTCAATTTTTTTTTTATTACACCACTTCCACACCACCCCTTACTTTTTTTTTGTTATACTTTTGAAAAAGTATAGCAAAACTGTTCTGCCTTCGGCAGAGTTTACAAAATTTAGTATATAAAATTTCTTCTATTTTTATTCTTATTTTTAATTGTTTTTTTTCTCTTTATTATTTTTTTTGATTTATTTATACGTTTCGTTTTTTGTTTTAATCTACGTCTTGTTCCACCAACTTCAATATTTTTTAACGTTATTGTTTCACCCAAAGGCTCTTCAATAACACTGTCGGTTGATAATGATTCAAACTGATTCTGTGGTTTAATCTGTGGTTGAATCTGTGGTTGAATCTGGGGGTGAATCTGAGTCTCTTCAGTTTTCATTTGCGGTGGAGCAAAATCTTCAACAAATATAAGCTGTCCAGACGCTTTATCCTTAAACTCTTTATGAACAATATAACCCAAAGGTTTCTCATTTCCCGCATCATCTATATAGTGAGAATGATCATTCAATAGTGGCACACCATCAGATGCATTAAATACATTACTATTATTTAAAAATAATTTTTCTATATCTTTAATGCGTTCATCGTCTTCAAAATCTAACAAAGATTCATCGTCAATAAATTCAGATAATCTAGATATAATATTAAAATGTTTAAAACCTAATTTATAAAATAAAACTCTGTGTGCAACCCACGCCAAAGTTAAATAACTATCTTTAAATTCTATTATGTGTATGGATTCGTGCAACAACATTAAAATAATGAATATCACCTTACTTTTAGTAATATATCCACCAGAATAATAAATTTTTTCTTCTAAAATTGAATTTAAACAAGTTAATGCAATATTAAAACCAAAACTATGACCAGCATAATATTGCCTGTGCCAAAAATAATATTCAGTAACTTCAAATATTGCAGCCACATCTTTACATGGTTTGTTAATATCACTAAAATTTAATTTGCTGCTTTTTTTTGGAGCAGCTTCTAAATAATCATAAAATTTTCCATTATAAAACTCTTCGTTTATTTTATCAAATATTTCTCTCACAATATCAATTGTTAATTTTTTTACATCATACGTTTTAAAATCATTATATATTTTATTAATTTTATTTATATTTTCAGTAATTAAAATATTATCTTTAATTTGATTTAAAAAAATTTTTGTTGAATTATCCATACTTTATATAAAATAATAAAATAAGTTTATATTTTATTATATAAATGTTTGATTTATGTAAATATAAAAACGTTCTTGGAAAACCAAGAAAAGGAATTCATTCATATAGACTATTCGGGGTTGCAATTGCGGATGTTATTATGACATTAATCGGGGCTCTTATTTTGGCTTACGTTTTTAATTGGTCTTTTATTTATACTGCACTTGGTTTATTCATTTTAGGAATAGTTTTACATAGATTTTTTTGTGTTAGAACCACTTTAGATAAAGTATTGTTCCCATCTAAAACGTAGCTCCCATATCAACTCCATAATCACCTTTATTATAGTTTCTTGTTGAATGAGATAAAGGAATTAATGCAGCATCATTGTTGTTTAAATTATTTATTTTAACTGTATTAACATTTTTCATTTTATGGTGTTCCTCTAATATTTCTTCTTTTTTTGATAAGACAGGTTCTTTAAAATCATAAATATCCAATAACTTTTTAATAACTTTACTTCTCTCAATATCATTACTATTGAGTTCAACAATCTTAATACCAATATCATTATCCGTATTGTTTCTTATTAAAAAATTGTTATATTTATTATATTTTGTTATAAAATCTGATAAACCGCTGTTCATTCCTCTATCAGACTGTTTCAAATCACCTGTAATTACCATTTTACTTCCTTCACCAATTCTCGTTGTAAGCATTAACATTTGATTGGGAGAACTGTTCTGCATTTCGTCAGCAATAATAAACGCGTTTTTAAATGTTCGTCCTCTCATAAATGCTAGAGGAGATATTTCAATAACATTATTATATAACATTGCATCAATGTCTCTTTTCTGATAAAACTCATTAAATATATCAAAAATTGGCCTGGTCCATGGGTCCATTTTCTTATTAATGTTTCCAGGAAGAAACCCAATTTCTTCTTCTTCAACTGGTACAACCGGACGTGTTAAAACAATCTTATCAACTAGTCCAGCTTTTAGGTCTTTAATAGCTTGATTACACGCCAACATCGTCTTTCCGGTTCCTGCAGGACCAACAGCAAATAATATTTTAATATTTTGGTCACTCAAACATTTTACATACTGTTCTTGGTTTGCAGATTTTGGCTTGTAAAAAAAAGACATTGCCTTTAAATCTCCTGAATCTTTTTTCATGTTATAAAATACCTTCCTAGAATGCGAGTGCGAATATCTATTTAAGGTTCTCAACATATTCACACCATTCAATAATGAAATAGTTGTTAAAGTCCTAAAAAACTGTATCATTTTAATTTATTAAATTATTATTTTTATATCAATTAAATTATTTATACTTTAATTTTCACGTTTCTTATTATAAATATTATTTAACTCAAATGACGTCATTATAATTCTGAGTATAAGAGAAGCAGTTAAATAATCATTTGTTTGTTGTGAACACAACGTTCTATTCATTTCTCCCCAGTATATAACAGTTCCAACAACTACCCAAGAAATACCAAAACACCTTGAAAGGTTTATTAATATTATAAATAAATAGTTTTCTGTTAATTTTCCAGACGATTCGCCTGTGAAATAAATAAATAATAACAAAATCCCAAAAACAACAATAGAACCAAATATAGCATTAACAATAAGATAATCATACATTGTCAAACTTATATTCAAATGCTGCTTAACACATTCATCGTTATTCATTGAAAAATAGTAATCGCAAAAGATCATAGGAAATACAAAAATAAATAAAAACAAGAAATTTAAAACCCGAGCAAACGTTTGTGCAAAAAGAATATTTTTTTGCTCATTAGGTTTAACAAGAATACTTTTTAATTCTGTGAATGAATCATTGTTTTCTATATCGGAATGCACTTGTGTTGACATTATTATTCAAGTGTTTAAATCACATATTAAATCTATTAGTTAGGTTCAATTTTTTTTAACTACTTGAAAATATCTTTTAAATTTTTTAATTCCATCTAATGTGTAACCATCACATTTTCTAATAGGAATCATTTTATATCCATAAACATTTAATATTTGTCTTACTAAATTTAAAAGAGGCCATTTTTGATTTTTGTCTGCATCCTTTTGCAAACTCGTCAAAGAGGAAGAACTAAGATTCTTTTTGAGATTTAAAATATCATTGTTGAGAGAAACGTAAATATCGTTATTTATCAGCATATCACGCAAAATAAGTATTTCATCTGGATAATCTTTACTATTAATAAGTATTCCAGTTGCAATCAATATTTTTTTGCTAATTTCATCTATTCCTTCTATGTCAGTTGGAGTTGAATTTTCTAATTGTTCCATTAATGTAATAAAAATATAAAAAATGTTTATATTTTTATCTAAATTAATCTTCAAGGTTATAAATTCAAATTCCAAATTCTGGAATAGTGTAAGAATCTCCATTTTTTGTATACTTTGCAATAATCTTGGGGTTTGTCTTATTGCTGACAATGTCTTCAGCTTGATAAACATTCATATTTTTGTCAATGTAATAGACAATACCTTGAATGTCTTGCGCCCAAACCTCAATCTTTTGCGTGGTCTGCTTATTATCTTCTTGCAAATCAACCACGCCGTGAGGAGTCCCCTTCATATGAGTTCCACAATATTCATCCTCTTCCTTTTTTCGCCGAGTGCATTGCTCACCATTTGCGCGCTTTGCAGAACAACGGTCACAAAATGGAACAACGTTTTTAACACGCTTTCTCTTCATGAAATCCTCCTTAGACAATGCAAATCTATCATAATCATAAATATGCTGCAGCAGAGAACTCATTTGTTCATTCTGAGTGATTCCCAAAGCGGTAGCCTTGTCGCGAATGCTGTCCTTGAATGTAGTAATATATCCATCTAGTCGCTTATTAATTCTGCGCTCCATCTTGATTGGTTACATTACATTATTGTATTAACTTTAGTTCAATTTTTTAAATATATAAAAAAACAATTTAAAGAGGATTTGTTGGGTCCGTCTTCTTCTTTCTTGGTGTATATTTTCTTTTTGGTTTTGCTTCTGGTGACGGAGTTTCTGACTTGGGTTCAGTCTCAGATGTTAATATAGACATATCATCCGTGTCTGATTTATTTTCTATTATTTCTGTTTGCGTTTCTTCTTTTTTTTCCTCACTTTCTTCCGCATTTTGTTCTTCTTTTTGTTCTTCTATAATAACAACCTCATTTGGTTCATCAATATTTAAAAATATACCTTCTAAGGTATTTTCTCTCTTGGGTGGCTTACCTAAAACCGGAATATCTGCGTTTGAATCAAAAGAAGAAGAGGAGAATGATGTAGATTTTGGTGTTGATGAAGGTTCACTTACACTTTTTTTCAAATCACTTAATATTTCCTTGTCAACATCTTCACTTATAAGCGTTTCCATCATAGACTTTCTTTTCATTTTATGCATCTCAACTGAATCCTCAAATTTAATATCGTGTATTATTTGGCTTGTAAACAACTGCATTTTTGTTGTAAAACGTGTAAAATATTTTGTATGCAATTTGTGAAAAAATTCTAAGTATGTTACAAACAAGGTTAATTTCTCTCTTAGAACGACATTATTATAATTAAAAGTATGCACAAAATTGTCTATATTTAAACCAGTTGAATTCTTAAGTTGATGATGTTTCAAATCATGTTGTTTATTTAAGTAATAATTGTGTATTGATGTTAATAAAGTAATTATAGTTTCATGTACACTTTGAATAATTTCAAAATCATATTGTTTAAATGGTTCTAAATCTTTATAAACAGGATAACTGCTTTTATTGACATTTATTAAATCCAATATTTTCTTATCATCTGTTATATTTTCAATTAAGTATTCAACTACAATTTTATACAATTTAAAATATTCACAGTATATGCGATTTGTTATAGCAGAATAAAGGCGCTTCATGTCTTCATACTCTATATCTAATAACTTTCCTTGAAAGTGAAATGAATCTAATCCAAAAATAAATAAATTTTGCTTATTTGACTTTATAAATTCTGAATAGATTGTTTTAAGTTGACCTATTTTACCATCCAATGTTTCAAACATCTTAACATTCTCATTTTTCAAGTCTATCACTTTTGTAAAATCTATTTTTAGGTTATTAATACGTTTATCTATATCCATAAAATATTATGATAAAATTAATTTGTAAATAATATTTATGGATAATACACAAGATAATTATATTGACGAACAATCAAATTTAATTTCAATTAATAGTAACGATGTTGAATGGACCGCTGAACATGAACAAATTCTAGTTGAATGGGCAGATAAAGCGATGTGTTATAGATGGCTACACTCTAAATCAAACACATTATTTTCAAATTTAAATGCTTGGTATACTATACCAGTTATTGTTATATCAACTCTTACTGGAACTGCAAACTTTGCCCAAAATCGTGTGCCTGAACAGTATCAAAACTATTTTGCAATGGTTGTCGGAGGATTTAATATTTTAGGAGGAATTATTTCCACTGTTCAACAATTCTTAAAAATTACACAATTAAATGAAGCTCACAGAGTCAGCGGCATTTCATGGGATAAATTTTATAGAAATGTCAAGATTGAGCTTGCAAAACACCCTTCTGAGAGAATGCCTCCAGGACAAATGTTAAAGATGTCCAAGGAAGAATTTGATCGTTTAATGGAAACCAGTCCCAATATACCTGAAAAAATTGTTAATTCCTTCAAAAAATCATTTAAACAAAGCGAAGCCTTTGATAAAATTATTAAACCAGAAATTTGCGATGTGCTTGTATCTACAGAAAGTTACAGAAATCCATGGTCTAACGAAGAGAACAAAGAGAAAAATATTGCTGAACTTGCAAGAACAAAGGCATTAAAGGAATCTAGACAAAAACAACTTGATAAATCTAATAGAAATCTTGTCAAAGAATTTAAATGCACATTTTTTAATTTAAATAATCGTGAACCAATGGATTCTGAAATTATTGATAACTTGAAAGATAAAATGGAGTTATCAGTATTACAGAACATTATTAATGAACAACGTAATTTACTTCAACCTACTATTGTTTTTTCATCTGGAAATGAAAATTCTTTACCAGTTTAATACAAAGTTTGGTATGAATTTGGTAATATAACCATTGATAATAATAAAAATAAATAAAACCCTATATATGTTCCGTAAGCGTCAGAACCTATTCCATAGAAGGTAAGTATTTGAATAATTACGTAGAGAAATATTATTGAAAACCCTATTATACTTATTATTTTACCTGCCGACATATAATTATTTGAGAAAATTAAATACTTATATGCACCAATTATTTCAGCTAATTAAATTATAAAATAATCATTATCATTATTCCATTCTTCTCCTAATACTGGTTTATTTATATAATGACACGTCAATGGACACTGTTGATTGTATTTCTTAAGCGCCCACGTTGGATGTCCATCATCGTCGCTAATATAAATGCTGTTATATAATTTGTCTTCCTCATTTCCCTTATTATTTTCAGAAAAAATTTTTACATAACCTGTAAACAGCGCAAATCGCACCAAACCAACTTTATTACTATTTAAATCAAAAACATTATTTTGTTTTGAACAGTCTTCAACTCTTTTTGTAAAACCTATAATCTTGAATGCATTTTGGTAATCAGTAAAATAATAATATGGCTCCTTAAGTTTTTCTTTCAAAGATTTTATTTCTCCAAAACAACACGTAAAATCTATCTTTTTTACATCCAACCCAACATAAGCAACAATTGGTTCCTCATAAATATTATTGTCTCTATCCGTCAAATAAGTAAACTTCAAATTATTCGGGTCAGACAAAAACTCTGTTACCTTTTTATCTATTGGAAAATTACAAACCTTTTTATGATTTAAAATTTCATCCATTGTAACCAACCATAAATCGTTCATTCTACGTAAATCATGACATCCTATACCACATTCACTAAAATCATAAAATACGTAAAATTGATTTCCATTATTTATAAATCCTTTATATTCGTAAATACCAGTTTTTATTCTATAAGAAGTGCGAATTATTTCTAATATAAGATTAACATAATACATAACGGGAAATCCTCTCTCATAAAAAAAACTTGGAAATGTTACCATGTCCTTTTTTATTTCGTGTGTTTCATCGTATTTTCTCAAAATATATTGTAAAAAAGGCACCTTACCTGATTTATTGATATAATAAGTGCAAATATGAATATTTCCATTATGGTAATTATTTGTGGCTAATTCTAAATCATCAGACAATGTTTCAACACCAGGATAGTTTACATAAGGTTGGGTTGAGGTTTCTTCAATTTCATTCGGTAAACTATTTTCTTCATTATTATTAATCATCTCCAAATAATCATTCAATCCTTTTCGCTCTAGATCATACATTTCGTTTATTCTTTCAATATATTCAATATCACATTCACTTTCGTTATCGCTCATTTATATTATTTAATAGAAATATCATTTTAAATATATATTTTTATAATCATTATATAATATATGAGAATTTTCTCAAAATGCATTATGTTTGCTTTGTTTATCACATCAATGGTGAATAAAAGTATTAGTGTATATAATATGCAGATTTTACAATATGGTGGGGGTAATTATAGCTCCCAAAATTCATCTTCCAATAAATATGATATAAAAAACTCTGATTCTTCTGACTATGGTTCAACTAAATACAAAAGTTATAGAAGTAAAAAACCAGCACCTACTAAGTCACATCATATATTAGCGACTCCCAAAAATATTAAGAAAATTAAAAATCCAAAGGACTTTAGAAATATTATTAAGGTTATTGCCAAGAAAATTAATCAAATTAATAAAAAACCCAGATATGTTCAAAAAATAATACCAAAAACTATTAAGAAAAAAATTAAACCTAAGATAATTCCAAATAAGTCTATTGTTAAAACGGTAATCTTCAATGGTATAAAACAAACAAAGAATCCAACTAATAAATTTAAAAAATCAAAATCTCATCCAAAGTATTATCCAAAAAAGGTAAATAAATACAAACCAAACAAACGTCCCACATAAGTATCCATAAAATGAGTTTTTATTCTATTTTTCAATTTTTCTCTTTATAGATTCCTTAATTTGTTCTTCTCTATTATCTAGAATAAATTTAGTCACTTCCTCTGCCTTTGCAGGGGTTGATGCAAAATAAGTTTGCAGGGTAGCAATCAATGATTTGGCATTAATAGGTTTTTTTACCTTGCTTTGTTTGTATACCAAACTTCCTCCATTAATATCAAAGCATTCTATCTCATTTTTTTTCATCACTGTCATCAAAGCCTCAGTTAATTTCTTCTTATTATTCTTTCTATCTTTTATTTCTTGCTGCAACTTATTTATTTCAGTGTCAATTTTGATCCACTCTTTAATATTTGTAATTAGCTCTTCTTTAGTCTCCATATAAAATTAACAGTAAATTAATTTTATATTATTATTCAAAATAAATAATTTTTATTTGAATTACGTTTTCTCGTTAGGAGAAACTGGATGTATTAACTTATAATGACGTCCACATAATCCGTCTTGACTAATCTTGCAACCACATTGTGTTCCCTTGTTCTTTCCTGTTTTTAGAAGTTGAATACAACCAGAATTTGGAGAAGAAGACGAAGAAGCAGAAATAATTACATTTTCATTTTGCGATTTATGATAATTCTTTTGTGTCTTATCAGCTGATTTCTTCAACTTTTCTTCATCCTTTGCCTTCTGTTTTTCTTCCTTTTCTTTCTGCTTTTCTTTCTGCTTTTCTTCTTTTAATTTCTGTTTTTCTTCTTGAGCTTTTATTTTTTCCAATAAATCTTTAGCCTTCTTTTGTTCCCTTGCTTGCTTCTCTTTTAGTTTTTTCTCTTTATATAACTTGTTAAGAACATGATTATAATGAAAAGAACAATAGGTTTTATTATCTAAATCAAGTGTCTTAACATATTTATTATAACATCCTGGATTAGATTCCGAAGCATCTGGATATATATAACAACATTTTCCTTGTTTAAACTGTGATGTTGAATAATTAATTTTAATTACAATTTCTTGTTCCTCATCATAAAAATTAACCCCATGAACCTTTTTATAACCTTCTTTTTCAGGCAATAATTTATTCTGAATACTTCTACAATAAGGGCATCTAATTTGCGTTGATTTCACAGCGTTTCTTTCCATTGCATTATATTTTTTCTTATGATTAAAAATATCATTGTAAATAGCGTCATAATTAAACTTGTGATTACAAGAAAGAGTAACACAATTTTCTTCAAGAGGTTTGTTTGTAATTAAACAAACGCTTGCATCATTAACGTCTTCCGGTTCGTCTAGAGACTTGTATAACTCATCATAAAAATTAACATCCCCCTCTATTTTATAATTTGGCATTACTTTAATTATGCATTTAGTCTTTATATTTTTTATCTTTCTTTAGTTATAATAATAATGTCGCCTAATAAATGGGGTCCACCAATATGGTCTTTTTTTCATACGCTCGCAGAAAAAATTAATCCAGATAGGTTTCATCATGTATTTCCATCTTTATTCAGCTTTATTTTTAGAATATGCAGAGTTTTACCTTGCCCTGAGTGCTCTGAACACGCAGTTCAATTCTTATCCAAAATAAACCCCGCGGGAGTCAGAAACAAACAGGATTTTAGAAATATAATGTGCATATTTCACAACATTGTAAATCGTCGCAAAAATAAAGTTCCTTTTAACCCGTTGAATTTGACAAATATATATGGTAACAAAAATGTGATAACTGAATTTAATAATTTTGTAAGTGTTTTTCACACTAAAGGAAATATGAAACTTTTAGCTGAAACTTTTCAACGAAAGCTTGTTTTATCTGATTTTAGAAAGTGGTTTTTAAATAATATCCAGTTTTTTATTACTCCAATGCAACAACCTGTCATAATTGTTGATGATACTGCATCACAAATTACCCAAGTAAATAGTAATGCTGAATCTAGTTAAATTCCCAACGAATAAAGTTTATTTACTTAGAAGTTGTACTTGTAACTAGTTCGCCGTTTTTATAAACCGAACATCGAAATTGCTGTTTCTTTGGCATAGAGCATATTTCCTTACTATTTGACATCTCATTAAAAAACAAGTATTTGGATGACCCACCCACATATAATAATCCGGGAATTAACACTCCTGCTGCGGCACCTGTTATCAAATTTAATAATATGTCTGCAACGCTTGTAATGCATTGCTTCATATATCTAATTCCAATGTCCATTAGTAGATAAGTTAGTAATCCACCAAACACCCACCAATTTACGTCCTTATTTAAAAACATTGGCATGCAAATATAGCAAACTGTAAAGGCTAATACGAATAAACTGAAGCCAGTGTTTCCGTATTTGCTGTATTGAGCCATGTCACAAACCCTATTTTGTGAGGCTTTTGGAGAAGCACCTGATATCATCAAAAGGAACTCTCTTGCTACTGAAATGGCCAATAAAAAGCCTAAATATATAAAGCCCTTGAAGTTCTGAAAAACAAATGACATGCTAAAAACTCCTAGAGCTACTATTAATGGACTATAAAATGTTAGCAAGACAATGATGTTCATTGGTTGAAACATAATGAGTGGTTGGTTAAAATTATCGGTTTGCATTGTTGGTATTTTTGAAGTAATATTGCTCATATAATAATAAACTATATAATATTTTGTTATTGCATTCTAATTTATTTTCATTCTTTTTGAATATATTTTATAAAACTAAATGAGTATTTGGAAAAAATTGCCAATTATTTCCGTTTAAGTCACTTCTAATAACATAACTACCACCTGTTTGTGGCCCTTCATTATTTGGCGGATTAACACCAAATGACCCATCGGTTGACCCAAATGTATTTTGAAAATCAGTTCCATTTGTTATATTGGAAATATTACCCGGAGCAGGTTTATCGCTATTATATTGCGTTCTATCTACAGTTTCAAGAAAACAATTAAATTGCATATATTGAAAACAGTTATCTCTTGCGTAAAATATTTCATACATTTTTCTAATTTCGACATCACCGGAAAAATAAGAATTATAGTCTGTTCCAATAGAAACAATTCTTATATACTTAACACCTGAAATTGTTCCATTTTGGGGTGGCAAAACATACGACTCAAAATTATAACCATCAAAAAAAATCAAATAAAATAGCGGGACTAGTCACAGGCCAAGAATACCAAATCCAAATGCGTAGTTAGTAGACATATAAATGCTTTCAGTTGAATTTCCATAATTTGTTCCAAAAAAGTAGAAATCCATTCCTGTAAAAGGTAAATACGCAAATGCATCATCACTTGGAGTAAATGTTAATGGTGTCATTCCACTTTTATTCATATTGGCTAAAACATTTCCATCAACCAAAATAGCGCCACTGCAAGTAGGAATAACTGGAGTAGATAGACAAAAATAAAATCCATTTGGATTTTGACTATATAATCCAAGTGTTTTATAACAAGGAAAGCATTTTCCATTTGGCCCGCAGCTAGTAGCCAATCTATTTTTTGAACGTCTATTTGCAACGCTTGATGCGCCAACGCCCCCTCCGCCTGGACTATATCTGTTATTCAAATCCGTTGGTTGATTTGAATTTGCATTTAATCCTGGCCCCATTCTTGTGCTTCTGCGGGCTCCTACACCTACATTTTTCTTATATAAAAACCCATATTGTCCTATCCAAAATTGACCATTTGACATTATTTTATATAATAATAAACTATAGTTTTTTATTATTATATTCGTAATTTATTTTTTTCTTTGCTAGCATGCTCCTATATTTCCTGACCACTGGATAACGTATCCACAAACGGTGTAAGTGAAGATGTAAACTCCCTGTTCAAGCGCATGACCATCAGATCCTGGAGGAATTGTAACAACTCCTGTAGACGAATCAATTGTGAATAGAGGATTTACACCGGGTATGTTTGGTTGTTGGCTTATTGTAAAAACTCCGCCAGTCGGAGTTCCTTGACTAATGATTGGAGCAAACATTAATGTAGTAGTGGAATCTAACGGACAATGATAAGCAAGTATTGCATCATAATTAATTGTAAAAGAGGAAGAAAATGGAGGGCATGTATTGGGTGTAATCGGCCCCGGTAAAAAATAAAATCCATTTGGATTTTGACTATATAATCCAAGCGTTGGATAACCAGGAAAACATTTCCTGCTTAATCCGCAATTAGTAGCCAATCTATTTTTTGCTCGTCTATTTGCAATACTTGATGCACCAACACCTCCACCACCGGGACTATATTTGTTATTCAAATCAGTTGGTTGATTTGAATTTGCGTTTAACCCTGGCCCCATTCTTGTGCTTCTACGTCCTCCTACACCTACATTTTTTTTGTATAAAAACCCATATTGTCCAACCCAAAATTGTCCGTTTGACATTCTTATATACTAGAAATATTATTCTTCTTCAAATATTAATTCAAATACTTCATGAATATTACTAACTGGATGAAATGTAATATCCTTTACTATTTCAGTTTTTTCATATTTTTCCTTAAACGACTTGTAATCTTTTTCATTTTCAACTGGATACAAGAATTCTTTTACTCCTGCTTTTATACCTCCCAAAAATTTAAGGTCTAGCCCACCAATTTCAGTCACGCAACCATCCAAGGAAATTTCACCAGTTATAGCAATATTACACTTAATCTTTTTCTGATTCAATAAGCTATAAATAACGCTCGTTATTGCTGTTCCAGCACTGGGTCCATCCTTTGGAACGCTACCTTCGGGACAATGAATATGAATTCCGTGCTTTTTGTCTTCATATAATTGGCGAATCTTCTCCTTAATTTCAAAAGAGGTTAAATTCCACGCAAGGGTTAATGCAACGTTCATTGATTCTTTCATTACGTCTCCCTGCATTCCGGTTAACTTCAAATTCAAAAATGTATCACAAGGATAAAAACGAGCCTGAATTGGTATAACACCACCTTTTCCCATTGCGTTTGCCCACAAACCATTAATAATACCAACTGTGCTTGTTTCGTGAATCTTTTTATGCTTAACTTCGTGTTTATCCTTGAAATACTTATTTTTAATGTCGTCAATTGAAATATTTATAGGATACTCGCAGCTGCAATTCTTCAATATATCAATATTTATTTCACCCACTATTTCAAATATAATTTCTCTCAGCTTTCTTACTCCGGGCTCAGAAGTATATTCATCTATAATGAACTTGAGAACGTCGTCATCCATTATTATAATGTCTTCTAGACCCATCTTCTTATAAACTTCAGGAAGCATATGAGTCTTTGCAATAATAAGTTTGTCTTCAAGAGAGAGATTTGAGAATTTAATACGATGAATACGGTCCAACAAAATCTTATCAATTGAATCAACATCATTATAAGAGAGAACAAATAGCGCCTTGGATAAATCCAAATCTATGCCTGAGAAATACTTGTCTTGGAACACGTCATTTTGTGTAGGGTCTAGTAAATGCGTCAAAATGCCAACAATCTCTTTTCCATGTTCCGTCTTGGAAATCTTATCCAACTCGTCTATAAAAATAATTGGATTCATGCATTTCTTATCAATCAAAATCTGCACTATTCCTCCCCAAGTTGAACCAACATAGGTATAATTATGACCATGCAATGTGCTGCCATTGCTATCACCACCCATTTGAATCATAGAAAAAGGTCTGCTATTACCCTTCTCATCAATCAAACAATTAGCGAGGCCGCGTTTTGATAGAGAGGTTTTGCCAACGCCTGGAGGGCCTTCAAAGCCAAAACAGTAACCATCTTGTTCGCCATTTATCCATTGACCGATAATTCTCTCTATTTGCTTCTTGGCCTTGTCGTGTCCGTGAACAGCTTCATCTAAAACCGTCTTAACATTCTTCATGTAGTCACCAATCTTTCCAAAATTTGATGTAATTTCTTTTATATCATTCAAGAAATCTATAGAAATATCAAATTTTAACTGTTTATCTAACAATATCTCAGGATTCGTAACACTACTAAAATCCACAAACAACATAACGCTTTGCGTCAATTCCTTTTTATTCTTGCACTGATGATTTATTTTTGCAAAGCTTAGACTATCCTTTTCAATTATCATGTTGATTACATTTATAAGAGAGACTAATTGATGTTTATCCATAGCAGTTATGTGCTTCTTTATTTTTTTTATTATTGAAGACATATTATTTCCAAAGACTTTTGCCTTTATTTTTTTCACATTAGACAAAATTTCAATGCTAGTATATTTATCCTTCTTTTGAATGTCTGTAATCAACTCTGTTATTTTAGGATTTTTAAGCATTTCACTCATCAGCAATCTATTTTGGTCCATTATACACATAACTGGTTCTTTGGTATAAACGTTAAATGGTATTTTCAATAGACCATCCAAATATTGACGTGCTTTTGACCCCGAATCCTCTGATTTTGCTTTGATTTCTTTCAATTTAACCATAGCCTTTTCCTTTACGGTGTCGGTTGTTTTCATTAAACAAATCTGCTGCTCCAATGGAATTTTGTTCATGTCAAAGTTTGACAAATCATTTGTATATTGTATTGTTTTCTTCATTGCCTCGCGAAAATATTGCTTTATTGACCATGGAAAACTGTCAAATAAAATGGTCTGCTCTACTGTATCCACTGTTCCATTATTGTCATTTGATAATAAATCATATAATAAATAAGCTAGATACTTGTTATCATATTCATTTGAAGTTACTAATAAATAAATAAGAGTATTTCTCTTTGTGTATAAATCGCTTCCAATAAAATCTTTCACAATAAACAACAATGTTTTTTGTTTTAATAACTTGTGTTGAGTCTGCCAACCAATAAATTTATTATAAACATCATTATTATTCATTATGAGATAATCCTTCAATGTTAAAGATGCAAAAAAACGTTCAAAGCTTTCTCCCTTGAAACTATCATCTATTGGCAAATTGTTTTTTATACTAGACGCTACATTATTTATAAATTTATTATTTAAAAATTGTATTATAATGTCATCAACTATTCCATAAATTAACAAGTGCTTATTAAATGCAGAATGATAAACATATACCTTTAAACCGTAGACCTTCATGTGAAATTGTTTTGAATTTAAAGCAATATCTGTGCAATCAAAGTTTTTGGTTTTTTCTGTAATATAATCATCCATAAAGGTTGTTTTTAATTTACCATCTGTTTCTTTTTCTGTTTTTTTTAAATTTACAACCTTGTATTGCGTCGGATGAAAATATTTTTTTAATAAATCATATTTTAAAGAATCATCCTCACTTGTTACAATTGCATTATTGTTTCCAAAGCAAATTGAAAGTAAATCATCAAACGATTCTGTTCCATAACATTTTAATAACCCTGACAGTTCGTTATTTAACACCTGTAAGTTGCTTATTATATTGTCGGTTGGCAAAAGTGTCGCACTTTCACTGATTGTTTTCATTCTATCGCTTATACTATTCAATGTATTAATGCATGTTGACAAATCACTAACTCCTAAAATATCTAGCATCTTATTTTTTTGAGCATTTAATATTGTTTTCTGTATTACATCCTGGAAGAATGCTAACTTCTTTTCAACCAGAATTGTTATATCCTGTTCATTTTTCAATACTGTATTTACAGTATTTATCTGAATTTTTTTATTCATATCGCCTAATTTATGCAAATATAAGAAAATAAGAAAAAAAATGCAAAACTATTTTCTTTGGGATTATAAAAAATTGAAGTAGATATGTGTAAATCATATTAAACATAATATTATAATATAACTAAGAATGGGAATACCAAGTTACTTTTCATATATTGTAAGGAATCATCCGGAAATTATTAAAAAATTATTAAATGGTCAAATGATAATTAATAATTTATACATGGATTGTAATTCTATTATTTATGACTCGGTTCGTAACATAAATTTTGAGGAATTGACTGAATCAGCAACTAAAACAATTATATTTCGTGTAATTCAAAAGATTGAAGAGTATATCTCACTTATTTGTCCTGATAATATTCTAATGATTGCGTTTGATGGTGTCGCTCCTGTAGCAAAGTTGGAACAACAACGAAATCGTAGATACAAATCTTGGTATCAAAATGAAATTTCCAAGACCATCTATAAGAAGGTAGCTGATTCAGACCCGTGGAACACTACAGCAATTACTCCTGGAACAGTTTTCATGCAAGAACTAGGGTCAATTATTTCAGCGCATTTTAATAATCCTCAAAAATATGGCATAACTAAAATTATTGTTTCTACATCAGATGAAATAGGTGAAGGTGAGCATAAAATATTTGAATATATCCGTCAAAATGAATCGGAACATAAAGCAAAATCTACTGTTATATATGGTCTAGACGCAGACCTTATTATGTTGTCAATTAATCACTTACCAATAAGTGAAAAGATTTATTTGTTCAGAGAAACTCCTGAATTCATTAAAACTATTGATAACTCTTTAGAACCAAATGAAACCTATTTGTTGGATATTCCAGAGTTAGCTAATATAATAACATTAAATATGAATAATGACGTGGAACTCACAACTGAACAGCAAAAAAATCGCGTTTATGACTATATATTTATGTGTTTTCTTCTAGGCAATGATTTCATGCCTCATTTTCCGGCAGTTAACATCCGCACTGGAGGTGTTGATAAACTACTTAATGCTTACAAGGCAACACTCGGAGGAACTAATGAAAATCTCACTGATGGAAAAACAATTTACTGGAAGAATGTTAGAAAGTTTGTGGAGTTCTTAGCTGGTTTGGAGGATGAATATTTTAAGAATGAAATGAAGTTACGTGATAAAAGAGAAAAATTTTCATATCCAACAGGAACACCTGAGCAAAAATACGCAAAGTTTGATGCAATTCCAAATTATGAGCGAGAGCTGGAGAAATATATAAACCCTTTCAAGGATGGTTGGAGGCATAGATACTATAAATGCCTATTCAAGGTTGATATTGACGAAGACAGATGCAAAGAAATTTGCGTTAATTATTTGCAAGGGTTGGAGTGGACAATGAAATATTATACATCTGGTTGTCCAGATTGGAGATGGTGTTACAACCACAATTATCCTCCTTTACTGCAAGACTTGATTCGTTATATTCCATATTTTGATACAACGTTTATCAAGAAAAATGATTCAAAAGCGGTTAATTCCCTGGTTCAATTATGCTATGTTTTGCCAAGACAAAGTCTAGGGTTTCTACCAGAAAAGCTCTATAAAAAGCTCAAGAATGAACATGCAGATTTGTATCCAACAGATTGCGAATTTACATGGGCATTTTGCAAATATTTCTGGGAATCCCACGTGGAACTTCCAGAAATAGATATTAGTGAGTTGGAACAATATGTTTACGAAGCTATGGTTTAGTTGTTTTTCTATTCTCGTTGTATTCTGTAAATAAATCAAGACAAGTATTAATGTCAGGGAATTTATATTCGCGGAATTCTTCTCTTAACCATAATATTACATCTTCATCCTTGAAGATGTGATTAAAAAGAACGGCAGCCTTCAATTTGTTCTCAGGGTATTGATTCTTCATTTGAAAATAATCCTGGCTTAAAATGAACGTAGCCAACCCTTTCATGACATTCTTTTGAATAGGGGATTTGTAATAATTATGACAAATGGTAACAAACCACCTGGTTTTTTTATTTTCAAGAGGAAGCAAATTAACAGCAATAATTAAATGCTTATCATTAAATGATACACGAGACCAAGTAAACGTTGGATAAACAAACATGTGAAAATTGTGTGTAGTTCTTTTATTGTCGTTCATTGATTTCATCATAGCATTAGATTGGTAATCAAATGCTAATCCAATTCGGTCTTTGAACTTGTATTGTTTTATATTAGTAGGTGGGATTGCACTTCCAAATCCACCCTTATGAACATATTCTGGGTGTCTCAAATCCATTGTATTAAAAGCACTATCAGGCAAAGATGCTTCCATATCTATTTGCAAAAAAGAAGTTTCATAATCCTTATTATTAAAGAATGGAACCTTATGAGGAAGTTTTTGGCTAGGTTTATAGGACCAAAATATCTTGCCATCTTGCTCAACAGTTTCACCAAAACGGTCATCGCGAGAGAACTCTAATCCATGATATCGGCATTTTAGACATCCACTTGACGTAATAATTCCATTATCCAATTGAGACCCCATGTGTTTGCAAATGTTCAATGTTGTAAATAATTCGTCTTTATTGTTTTTCCATGCTACCAAAGGAAGTTCTCCAATATTAAATTTATATGGCTTTGAAAAATCAATCTTATCCTTAATACCAACACAATGCCAATAGTTAAAAAACCCGGACATATATTGAACGCTTGTTTGAATCATACAAGCAAATAATAAAAATTTTATTAGCATATAAGTTAATATATTATTAAATATTTAAATTAATTAAACATTTGAACATTTGAACATTTGAACATTTGAACGTTTAAAACAAATTTTTGTTAATTGAAGTTGGTAATCCATGACCAAATAAAATCATGTAAACTAATACAAATGCAGCCAATAAAACACTTCGGTTTTCAGCAACAATTTGTTTTTGACCAAGTATAAAAAACATAAAGAGGTATAATAAAACACCAATTATTATAGAATGCAACAACATCATTAGACCGCCTTCCATTATATATTCTAGTATTAAAAAAATAAAATTTGCTAAATAAGTTAAAGCTTGCTCCAATAGAATATTTTATACTTATCGTGTCAAGTTGTTGTTTGTGTTTTTGACTTGTTATTTATTATCATGCAAATATTAGAATATATTATTTTAGTTTTATAATCTCAATCAGGGCGAAATTTCGAATAAAAAAGGGTCAAAAGTGTTTCCAAAATCCAAAAATGGACAAAAAAAATGTCCAATTTTCAAAAGTGAAAACATTTTATGAAAAAGGGGTCAAAATTTCTCCCTTGTGAGCATTATGGTCTGGGCCACCAAAAAAATCATTGAAATTTTGTTACGATAATTTTTAAGTATTTTAGCCCAAAATAATTTAGGCGCTTTTTCTGTTCTATAATATAGAACGGTTTAGAATGAAAAAAGCGCAAAAAAACGCCACATCATTTGTTTGTAAAGATTGTCACTTTACATGCAGCAAAAAACATGACTGGGATAGACATATTTTGACACGCAAACATCTAAATAGAACAAATTTAGAACAAAAATGCGTAAAAAGCGCTCAACACCATAATTACGTGTGTAATAAATGTAATAAAACGTATTCCGCGAGAAATAGCCTTTGGTATCATGAAAAAAAATGCGCTGAAGAGGAAAATTTAAATTCTCCAAACACATCGTGTGAACAAATAACGCTAACACATCCACCCACAAATGACCTTGTTATGTCACTTCTAAATCAGAATATGGAGCTACAAAAACAGATAATTGAACTGTGTAAGGAGAAAAACACTGTAATTAATAATAATAATACGACCAATAACACAACAAATACTAATAACAATCATTTCAATTTGCAATTATTTTTAAACGAGCAATGCAAAGATGCATTAAACTTGGGTGACTTTGTAGAGCAAATTAAATTGCAGTTATCGGATTTAGACATGATAGGACGCGTGGGTTATGTTGAGGGAATGAGCAAAATATTTATGCGCAACCTCCATGCTCTTGATGTATTCAAAAGACCCATTCACTGCAGTGATTTAAAGAGAGAAACACTTTACATAAAGGATAAGGATTCCTGGGAAAAAGAGAACGGTGAAAATTTTAAAATTAAACGCGCCATAAAAGAGATTGAACATAAAAATATTAAACAAATTCCTCAATGGAGAGAGGAGAATCCATCGGCAGAAGACACTGAAACCAAGAAACATTTAGAATATCAGAATATACTATTGGAAGCAATGGGTGGTTCAACTTTAGAAGACGACGATAAGAAACGCGAAAAAATAATTCGCAATATTGCAAAGGAAGTCGTAATTAACAAAAATAAATAGTTTAGATTTATATTTTATAACCTTTACAAAATATAAATGGCGACACTTTTGAACCAACCGGCTGTTTCAAAGCAAGTAATTAACGCTTTTGCTAATCGTGACGAATTCTTAAAACTATTAAAGGTAAATCCTGGTTTGGTTATTGTAAAATTGGGCGCAACATGGTGTGGTCCTTGCCGTAAAATTGCCCATCTAGTTGAAGGTTTTTTTGCTTCATCTCCACCTGATGTTATATGTGCGGATATTGACGTTGATGAGAGTATAGATTTATATTCATATTTAAAGCAAAAGCGCATGGTAAATGGTATACCCGTTATTTTATTATATAAAAGGGGAAACGTTTCTTTTGTTCCAGATGATAGTGTTACTGGAGGCGACCCTGGTCAATTAGATGCGTTTTTCAAAAGATGCGGTCTTCATCTTTTAGCAGTTAAAAATGCATATGCTGCGGTTGGTAAATAAATTATTTGCCGAAAAATCTGAGGTCATGAACTGCGCCAGTATCCGTGTCATAAAGACGATATTCTTGAGGAATTTTTCTAGCAAGTTTCCCCTCTAATGCAAATTTCCCTCGCATTTGTGAATAATGACTTCTAATTGACTGACGTTTTGAATGATCTCTTAATCCAAAATCATCTTTATGTTGTTCATAATCTTTCATATTTTCAAATACAGCGTATGCCTTACTGCATGGAAAGTCGTCTTCTTCAGGGTATTTTGGACATGCTTTATAACGATGGGTATGTCTTTTATTAGCTTTTTCGGTTGAGCTTAAAGTATATGCACGCACTTGATTTAATGGAGAATTTATTCTAACCCGCTTTCTTGTTTTGGCTTTCTTGCTAGATGAAGAACGTGTAGACGAACTTTTTGATGAACTTTTTGACGACCTTCTTGATGAACTTCTTGGACTCGGCATATATAAACTCGCGAAAAAAAATTGATTGTGTTTTTTCTTTAAATTGAAATTTACATACTTATTGAACCATGGACCAATTTGACGAAAGAGAGAATTTTGCAATTCGTTGCTCAATTATTATGATGGAACTAGAATCCATCTCAGAAAAACTTAAAAAAGTGGAAAAACAGATTTCAAAACAGATACAAGTTGACGCGCAAGTTAGCACTACAGACTTTTATACTCCACTTATGGAAGGAAAATGCGAGCAACCGCCAAAGAAAAGAATGAAATTGTAAAGATTATGCAATGTTTAGAAAACAGTAATAAAAATATAATCATTTATATATAAATGGGCAAAGAAGAATATGAATTACCTGCTGAGAATGATTACACGATTTATTCAAAAAGTGGTTGCCCAAATTGTTTAAAAATAAAGAAATATTTGTGTGAAGCTGGTGCAAAACTATTAGTTATAAACTGTGACGAATATATACTTGAAAATAAAGAAAATTTTTTGAGTTTTATAGAAGCACTAGTAGGAAAAGAAGTTAAGATTTTTCCCATGGTTTTCTATGATGGACGATATATTGGTGGATATACCGAGACAGAACAGCATTATAATATGAATGCGGCATTTTCGGACAACGTATTTTTTTAAATTATTATATTTATTATAATTTAAAAATAATGAACGATATAACAATACAAAATAGCGTATGAACATAATAGCCATTTTTTTTAGTTTATTAAGCTTGACGCATTCATTAAATATGCGCATGAATATTCCTGATAATATTGCCAGAAAAAGATATCTTTTTGGCGAAAAGTCATATAATACATTGGTTAAAAATATTGAAGACCATAAGGTAAAGAATCTTTATTTTAATGAAAAACTTGACACAGTTATTGCAGAGGATTCAGAGGAACATGATTCTCCTATAGAGGACTATACTGTTACAAAGATAACTCCTTTTATAACAGACAAATTGGTTGATCTTTCTGTTAAAAATGAAGTAACAACGACATTTGCTCAAGTTCCTGCACCAAATCCATATTTTCAGATTATTGGAAATGTGGTAAATGGCGCAGAAATGTTTCTTTTGCCAGGTATTTTGCTTAGTGTAATAATTAGTTTTTTTAGAGTTAATAATCAGATTCGTAATCCATCAGCCTTTTTGGGTGGTGGTATGTCAAATGATTTAACTAAGGATAAAATTAATATGCAAAAAGCCAATATTTCTCTCGCAAGCTTTGCCGGAAGTCCTGAAATTTTTCAAGAATGTGTTGAGGTTGTATCATATTTAAAGAATAGCACACTCTATGAACAGGCTGGTGCAGAGATTCCTCGTGGAATTTTATTAGAGGGTTCTCCAGGCACAGGAAAAACTCTATTGGCTAAGGCAATTGCAAGTGAAGCTGATGCCAATTTTATTTCAATTGCTGCAAGTGAGTTTGTTGAGATATTCGTTGGAATGGGTGCTTCAAAAATTAGAAATCTATTCAAAACTGCAAGAGACAATAAGCCTTGTATTATTTTCATTGATGAGATTGATGCTGTTGGAAGACAGCGTGGTGCAGGCGTAAATATGGCAAACGACGAGAGAGAGCAAACATTAAATCAACTTTTGGCAGAGATGGACGGTTTTGCGGATAACAAGGATATCCTCATTATGGGAGCTACAAATAGGCGCGATGTTTTGGATGCTGCTCTTCTAAGACCTGGTCGCTTTGATAGAATCATTAATGTGCCTCTTCCAGACGTTGAGTCGCGTGTAAAAATTCTAAAAGTTCACACTAAGAATAAAGTTTTGGATGAGTCAGTAAATTTGAATTTGATTGCAGAATTGACAGGTGGATTTTCTGGGGCCCAATTAAAGAACTTAATGAACGAAGCTGCAATATTATCTGCAAGAGATGGAAATATTATAATTACAGGTAAAATTATTTTGGATGCATTGGATAAGTTGATTGTTGGAATTGTAAAGAAGATAGATACAAGGGATGATGAGGCCAAGCGCCGCGTTGCCATTCATGAATCAGGTCATGCTATTTTGGCAGCAATATATAATAATTATTTTAACTTAAAGAAAGTCAGCATTCAAAGCACATATAATGGCGCTGGTGGTTACACGGTGTTTAATGAATACAGAAACATTACTGAAAGTGGTCTTTACACTAAGGATTTGCTATTTAAGAGGCTTATGGTTGGAATGGGAGGAAAGGCTGCCGAAAATATTTTTTATGGCGATGAACATGTATCTGTTGGAGCGGTCCAAGATTTAAAACAGACAAACTCGTTGGCGCAAAGAATGATTGGTAATTATGGTATGGGTTTAAAGATGGAAGTTTTCTATAACGACGAGGTTGATAATGAGAGAAATCCATTCCTGGGACGAAGCTTATCTATGGGAGCCAAGTATTCAGAGCATACAAAGGAAATATTTGATAAAGAATCGTTAAACTTGGTTAAAAGTGCTTATGCTGAGGCCAAAACCGTTCTTTCTGAAAATAAAGAAAGCGTAGATAAGCTTATTCAGAAGTTGCTTGAAAACGGTGTTCTAACTGGCGAAGAAGTCAGACAGGCATTGCCCGAATTAAATAGGCAGTAAATTCTTATAGATTAAATAAAATAAGTAAAAATATAATAAAAATACTTCAATTTCTTATCATTTTGATAAAAAATTGAAAAACTATTTCTCTCTTGACTTGAACCAAACAAT